CGAACCCTGAACCTGTGGAAGTTCTCCATTCCACTGCTCATACTTGATCTTCTCGATCAATTCAGGTGTAAGAGACTGAGCAATCTTACGGTTTGCTTCTGCCTCTGCTTCTGCCGCGATCTTCAAAGCATCTGCTTTACCCTGAGCTTCAATTGCCATCTGTTCTGCCTTAAGAGCTGCAGTTTCCTTATTCTTTTCTGCCTCAATAAGGGCTACTTCTTTATCTTTCTCTGCCTGAATCTTAGCTGTTTTTGCTTCGATATTTGCTAATTCAAGCTCCTGCTGAGCTGTTACCTTACGAGTGATAGATGCTCTGGTTTCATCATCAGTTTCAATATTGATAAGGGATGCATTTTCGATGATAATACCGTAAGGAGAGAACTTCTCAGCGAGATAATCAGACAGTACGTTATTGAGTTCTGATCTCTTTTCTCCTAAGATTTCAGTAACGGGATATTTAGCCGTTACTTCCTTAGACCAGCTAATGATATTAGGTTTAATGAATGTATTCAGTCCTTCCTTACCGCTTCTTCCTTTAAATCTCGTAAAGATCTAAGGAAGCCTGTCTTCATCAAAGCGATATGTGAAAGTAAGCTCCATTGTCAACCCTTTACCATCGCTGGAAGGAGCTGAGAAACTATCATCGTCAGGAGAGTCACCATCCTTGGTAGCCGTAAGATATGACTGTTCGATACCGATACTATATGGAATCAACTTCTGACCAGGCTTAATCCAATGCCAACCCTGACCAAGCACACGATCCTCAATTCCACCGTTCATGGAATAGACTACTCCTGAATAGCCTGCGTCGATCTTCCTCAGACTCAGTGCAACTAACACGAGAGCTACCACGATTACAACAGCTGCTACAATACCTCCAGTGACTTTCTTTGCTTTACTCATTATTCTTTATTCTCCTTTTTAAAGGTGCTTTGTTATTAGTTTCAAAGTGTGATATTTATGTTATATTTTATCCACTATTCATGTTCTTCTCCCTCCTCTCCAGTATTTTTATCTTCATCATCACTAAACATTTTCTGGCTTTTCTTGGAAACTGAATCTCCAATTTTGCCAAATAACGGTGATAATAAAAACCACAAAACTACTGCTCCTAAAAGCACAAGTATAACTAATACTACCATATCTTTTCTCCTTTCTATTTGTAGTATAATATATAACTATTTAGTGAAAAGATTCTGATAATTTTAATAGCTCATCTTTGTCATTGTTTACATTACCATCTATTACCTCATCAAGTAATTTGTGCAATACATTTCCAAGTTCTTTTCCAGGTTTATATTCTAACTGAATAAGATCATTACCATTGACAGCTAAGTCTTTCAGTGTAAAGCATTCGTTATCTTTCTTAACTTCATCAAGCACTAATTCCATTTTGCTAACTTTGTCAATTCTTGATTTTTCATAATTGAGTTTCTGTCCCATGATATCGGCTCTTCTAAGAATTAGTAATCTCCTGAGCTGATCTTCTCCTATTTTATTCAGCCACCGTTTTACATATTTCTTTCCTACCTGAAATGTTGCATCATGGTAATATATTAATTCAACAACTTTATCCCTCGTATCGTTGTCAAATTTCATACGGGTCATTATCTTACCAGCTATTTCTGCACTTATTCTTCCATGACCTTTAAAATGTCTATGACCGTCATCACCGTCCTGATATGAAAAAGGTTTACCAATATCATGAAATAAAATTGCTAGGCGAATGATCAGATCTTTAGTTCCACTTCGTCTCAACGCCATCATAGTATGATATAAAACATCAAACTCATGGTATGGATTATTTTGATTAAAGTCTCTCATATCTTCAAGTTCAGGAATAAGCAATTTGGACAATTCAGGGTATTGTAAGACAATAACATTGATCATATCTGTTTGCATAATTTTGCAAAATTCACTGTTTATTCTTTCCATTGATATATTAGATAATAACTTATATAAATTCCTAATCTCTTTAGTTATATCACTATCCAATGCAAAGTTTAATTGTCCAGCAAACCTCAATGCCCTGAGAATTCTCAGGGCATCTTCTTCAAAACGATCTTTTGCAGATCCTACACATACAATTACTTTTTCTTCGATATCACCAATCCCATCAAATGGGTCAACAATACCGGTTGTAGGATTGTAAGCAATTGCATTCATAGTGAAGTCTCTTCTTCGTAAATCTTCTGTAAGATCGTCAGTGAATGTAACGTTATCAGGTCTTCTGTTATCAGAATATTTACCATCGATTCTGAACGTTGTTACTTCAATTGGCATATCATTAATAAGTACAGTGATAGTACCATGTTGAAGACCTGTTTCTATAACTCTCAAATCTTTAAAGACAGTCATCATTTCATAAGGAGTTGCAGATGTACATATATCCCAATCATGTACTTCTCTTCCAAGAATGCTATCCCTCACTGCACCTCCAACAACGTATGCTTTGTAATTTGAATCATTTAGCATATTAATGATGCTTCTTACTTCATCAGGTATACAAATTCGAGAAATAGCTTTCATTTCCCCAATGATTTTACTAATAGCCAAATTTACCACCTCAATTCTACATTAGGAATTTCTATATATTTTGCTAAATATCCATTATGATAAAACACTTTATCGTTTTCAGTGATAACTTCACCAAGATATTTTCTCATGATAAAAGGCAGAGAATATCCATCAATACACTTAAATTCTACCCTTGGTGCTCCACAGTCACTGCGAAAGCATTTTGCATATCCATCAATTCCACCTATTTTATGAAGCGTAAAATATTCGAATCTTAATGGAAACACAAGACCAAACATTCTACAAAATTTTTCAAATTCATATCTACTAAGAAAGTTATTAGACATATCTAGAACAATTTCATCATCGCTGTAAAATACGACGTTGTCTATATATTTGCAATTTTCAAGAATATATAGAACTTTCGACATAAGATATCGTTCGTAAGTAACATGTCTCTTTGGATTGCAATTTCCAAGAATGACCTGACGGATATATTTGCTATTGATAATATGATCATTGTTTGTAAATCTAGATATGAATTCCTCCCAAGTTTCAGCTCCACCAAATATAGAACTATCATAATGCGATAAAGCAGAAAAGTTAGCCTTGACCATATCTATACTGATAAACAACTTACCATCATTAGATGGTTTGAAAATATCGTGTTTAGAAATACCTCTATTATCAACAGCAAACTTATTCATATCTTCTGTATTAAATCGTTGATATGCTTCTGTTCCTTTGATAAAGTCAATGGCTACGTCTTTAGTTCTATTATATTCTTCAAAATAATCTTGCTCTGTGGAGTATTTCTTCATCGCATTTATAAATCTTTCGTACTTACTAATTGTACCATATACTTTATCATATAGATTGATTCGCTCAGTAAAGTACGGCTCCTGAAATAAGTTAATTGGAATCTTATAATCCTTACAGAATCTTTCTTTTAATTTTACAGAGATATCCATGATTATATTTCTCCTTTCACGATCATTTCATTTACATAAGCTCTGAACTCATCGATCTCTTTCATGTTAGGCTTATCAGGTAATGAAGTATTTTCTACAGCATAATCAAATCTCTTCTCATATTCATTCAGAATATCATAGAATACTGAAGTAGGTTGACGATTTGAATCTAAATACTCTCCATTCCTTATGCTCATTAATAGATCATGCTCGTTTTCACGATATGTGATTATCTCCTCTTTTTCCAGTATATCGATAGCCATCATATATAGTCTGATCAAATGAGCCATATGTTTGCCTAACTTATTATGACTAATTGCGTTCTCGTTTCGCTTACCTATCTTGCCATAATGATTAACAATAGATTTCATTTCATTAATCATTCCAGCATAATCACGTAAAGGATAATGTTCCAAGTTACAATCAATAAATATCTCTGTTTCGAATCCTTCCTGTACAGCTTCGTCTATATAAAGCTTAATGCCGCCTTCATTGTGAGGATAATATCTATGTTTAAAATCATATCGTGCATTTGCGACGCTCTTCATGATATACTGCTCCTGTTGAGCTTGCCCAACCAATCGATTTGATTTATTTTCCAATCTCCTCAGCTGTGAACCAGCATATCCTGCAAATGTATGAATACAAATTTTAGATAGAAATATTTTCCTCTTTTCGATTAATTGTCTACCTAACTAAGTTAGGTAGACATAATGATCATTTCTGCATCCAAGTATTTCAATCGTATTAGGGTTATTGGATGTAAGAAGCTGAATCATTTTATTGAATGAATACACAGTTGTATCCGTCTCTACGTTTACTACCTGCTCAAAGTCTCTTCCAAGTAAAACTTCCTCTTTTGAATTTAAAGATATTCCTCTCACATCAAGATCTGAATTTTCGTTATTCATTCCATATGCATGACTACCTCCAAGAGTCAGCAAAATAACATTTGAACCAAGATGCTGATTCTCTTTTAAAAACCCATATTGAGGAGTTTTAAGCATTTCTTTAATTTGTGCAATGTTCATTGTTTATGTCCTCCTTTATTTGTGTTCTTTTGTTATCTCATCATTTAATACATCAATAATGAAATAACAAAATGGTCCGCTATTATTGTATACAAGCTCCATATGTTTAGGATGAAATTTATAATAAAATTCATAATCACTATTCAACCATTCACACATTTCATATCCATCGTTAAATATAATATTTACTTTGTATTCTCCATCCTCATCTTTAATAGAGAATTTTTCTATAACACCTGAATGTTGTCTTACTTGATGTCCTCCCATACTATTATTATATTCATATATAACTTTTACACTGAATTCTCTATTTTTTAACCATCTTAATATTTTAACGATTTTTCTTCTTGTAACATAAGGACCTTTTAAACTAATCATTTTCATTCCTTTCTACCATATCTTCATATATGGGACAATCAGAACAATTGTTACATTTTGTATATAATTTAGTCTTTATACACTTTCGGTCGATATAGCAACATTCTATACTACCGTCAGAATTATCAATTTCTTCAACATCGTCAGGTATTAAAACTGCAATGAATAATAAACCTAACATGAAGATTACTCCTAAACAAAATATAGCCAATATAATATTACCTAATAAATCTATCATTATTATTTTCCTCTTGTGTTCCTTGAATAGTTCTTTATCTTTCCGCCCATTACTCCATAAGCAGTAGATGTTAATACTTTACCTGTAGGATTCTCTGTATGCTTAATCCCATATTTTTTAGATCCTTTAAAACTTTTCTTTTTCTTTGTCATAATATCATTTCTCCTTTCTATTTAAAAGCTCTTTCAGTTCCGTCAATTCATCATTGAGTGAATCAATTTTATCTGCTCCTGCTGTACAATAAATATGTATAGCATTATTCATCTTATCTAATTCATCCTTTGGATTTTCAATATACTGAAAATTATTAGCTAACCATCTTAATGATTTAGCTTCAGCAATTTCCTTATTCGCAGCCATAGTTTACCTCCTCTACTCTACATGTATACCATCTTGTCGTAATAACTCTTTACACTCTTCAAGAAGTGCTTTCCAATCAGGTTTAATATCCTTAGGATAGTTATAAAGTTTTTCATAATCTCCAGCTAATGGATACCATTCAAACTGATATTCAAATGGTATCTTTTCTTCTTTATCGCAACTTTTATACATATCAGTATAAAACTCATGCATTTCATTCCACTGATCTTCATTAGGAAATTCAGCTTTTTCAATATCCTCAATCATTCTGTATCTTCGAAGATATTTAGAATCTTTCTCTACAAGTTCTCCATTTTTCCATTCCATACCATTTCCCAAAACACAAAATAAATGATTCAATGCATGTTTTCTTGTAGGGAATATTCTAGGATAGAAATCAGCCATCCATTGTAATGTTGCTTCAGCTTTCATATATATATTCCTCCTTCATTATTTTTATATAGTAATAATATATAAATAAAAATATCAGGGGAGGATCATCCTCCCCTGATATTTACTTGTTCTATACAGTTTTCACTCCTACTGATGGCAATGTCAAATATGGCAATCTATAGAATTCATGTACTCCTCTGTTTACGAATATCTGGTTATAAGGAAAATGAACTTTATCATCCTGAACCATTCTGAATTGAACGTGTGATCCATCTTCTTGTTTACAATCAGGATTATTACACACATAATGAGTCGTACCTATAGGTGTCACATCATTACCAAAACATCTGGGGCATACCATAATGTCTCACCCCCTTATTGATTCCGCTGTTAAATGAGTCCCTGTTTCTCACACTCAGCTCTTACATCTTCTCTCCACTTCGGTGGAACCTGATCGACAGTTCTAAGGCCTTTTCTAATAAGATCGACGTAAAGTTTAACCATTTTAATTATCCTCCTTAAAATATTTTAATTAATCATAGTAGTTACTGTTTCAGCCATCTCTGCAAGAGCTAACTGAAGCTCTGTGTAGTTAGTTTCCAGAGATTCTGCAAGCTCAGCGATGGCCATCTGAGCCTCAGTATTGTTACTCTCGGATGCCTGTTCAGCAAGGTAGATGAGATATTCCTGTTTCGTGAGTTTAGCCTCTTCGTATTCATATACAGAAACAGTTGTAGGCTCTCCACCTTCTGAATTGTTCTCTGTCTTCTCTACAAGTTCAATATTACGTCTAATATAAGTTGTATACTTAGAAGACGTATTATCAACCAATGCAGGTTCAGTTAGAGACTGGGATTTCTTAAAATTCAGCTCCATAATTATATTCCTCCTTTAATTCTTTTAAAAGTCTTCTCTGTTTCTTATCATACTGTGAAATGTACTTTCTACACTTCTTAAAGTTAATGTAGGGAGCTACGTACTTTGTATACACTTTGTACGTATCAGTCCAGTCTATCCATCCTAAATAGGACATCATTTGGTGAGCGTCATGAATTGTAAACTTACCTTTCTTTTCGATTTTCCTCGCTTTCTTTGTAAGTCTTAACATAATATTCTTCCTTAAAATAGTTCTATCCCTATAGAATTTGAATCCTATGAAATCAAGTGGACGACCATGATGTTTTCCATTTTTGATATAATCGAATCTAAACAATTGCCAATTATCTTTAATCTTTAATTTAAGATTACTTAAAAACTCTTCTATCTTTTTACGAGCTTTATGCAATTGCCTCTTATTAGACCCGAATAAAATCATATCATCCATATATCTTATATAGTGAACAATATGAAGTTCTTCTTTGATAAAATGGTCTAAAGGTTGAAGTAGCCAATTAGCAAACCAATGGGAAGTATAAAATCCCAAAGGAATTCCATTAGGAGATGCATCAACTATTTCTTGAAGTATTTTCAAGAATTTATTGTCATGAATATATTTTCTAAATTTATTCATTAATATTTCATGATCAATCGAGTTAAAGAACTTTTTTATGTCCAGTTTAAGACAATACTTTACATTTTTAGGATCATTGTCAATCCACGTTCTGATTCTTTTCATTCCTTTATGAAGACCTCTTCCAGGAATTGAAGAATAAGTATGTTTATACATGCCTTTAGTAAGCAAAGGCATCATCGCGTAAACCACCATATGATGGATTACGTGTTCATTAAATTTAGGAACGATTATCTCTCGCTCCTTACCACTACATCCATCACGGATTTTGACTGGTTCATGATGATAATTATGGAAATTCAAGGCGTAATCATGAATGACATCGACGTAACCGTCAACATCTTTCATGATTTTTCTAACTTCACGCCTTTTCTTTTTCCCAATGGCACCTTTTGAAATAGAATACCTTATAGTGTTCTCTGAAATAAATATTTTCCAGAGATTTTTATAAGATTTCATATTCAAACCTCCATTTTAGATATAGCCTGTTCTCTCTTTTTATCCCCTTATTTCGCTTTCGACAGGCTACTAACGAACAACGCATGGGGCAAATTTTCACCAAGAGGTGAGGAAGATAGAGTGCATTCAAAAAGGGTTTTACGCCCCGACGAGGATAAAAGAAACAGCCGCGCCAATGTTCCAGTTCGAGTTCGAAACGAGATTGTTCAAGTTGCAGGCGAACGCGCCGCAGTTAGAACCATTGTTCGAATTACCACCGAACAAAGCGGGAACACGCACTCCAAATCCCTTATTGTTCTGTGAACAATAAATATATGTTGGCGCGTTCGATAAATAAAATAATTCATTGACAAACTCTCTTAAATACATCAAGCGGTGGGACGTAAATCCCACCGCTTTAATGTTACCTATACTTTATTTCACTTTTTATTTTTCTCTTTAGCTCTATCAAACACTTCATACATGCTGATACAGATAATGAACCTGGAGTCATTCGTCTTGCAATAGTACCAGGAGATGAGAAAGCAGATATTTCCTCCTCAGGCCTAAACTCAGAGTACGGTTCCCAACCTTTAGGGATTACTTCAGATACGATCTGTTTATTAGCTGAATACAATGCGATCTTATCGCCAACACCCATAACGTCATCATGCTCGATATAAATTTCAATAAGTACATCTATTCCTTTAATACCCTTTATTGAATTATATCTACTCTTAACAGGTTCAGTAGAATCAGTTAGTAGATATCCAGCTTTCATAATTCCTGGAGTTTGATCATACTTCTCAAGGAATTCTTTCTTAGTAGTACTCTTATCAAAATATTTCTTTACTACTCTTCCTAATGATTCAGATAGTTGTTCAGGTGCTAATAACGTATATACCTTAATAGCAATAACTTTACCAGCATGCATTGTCTTGATATCATTTTTTGTTTCCTCTTCTAATAAAGCAGCATTATCATCTGAAAGTTTTGATAAATATTTCGCTAACTCATTATCTTCAACAGAAACATCAAACTTGATTAAGACATCTCCAATGTTAACATGGTCCCCAACTTCTACCATAGAGATGATATTGTTATTTTTCTTAAACTTACCAAGTTCCTGATATACAACGCTAGTCTTCATACGTTCTGCCAAACTTTCTGTACATATACCTGCATCTTCATATGTATTATATGTTGACATGAATGCTATCTTCGCTAATGGACCAATAGCATATCTAAGACCATTAATCTTAGAATATTGGAAATACTTATCATGATATGCGAGAGGTTCGTCTTTCTTAAACGTCTCTCCAACTTTAGTCTTAGTTGGTCTCAACTTATTAGAGATATAGAATCCTCCACCGCTGTTCTTTACAACCTCAGGTTTGATATTGATGGCTTTATTCTTACCCGATTTATACTGAACTACCATGAATCCAACTTCTTCATTTATTTCAATTATCTTCCCATCTTCTTCAGCATTCACTACGAAGTCATCAGATAAATGGAACTGTAATGCTTCATCAAAACCATTAGAAACTAATGATGGGGAAGCATTTGCTACAGGAACAACGTGACCTGACTGTTTACCACCAATGGACACACGAATAGGATCTTCTACTCTAGCTGTTGCAGGTGTTAACATTTCTACAGGAGAGAAGATATTAACATCTTTGAGTTCTTCAATATCATCAACAGGTTCCCTGTATCCTCTTACATTCGAAATTGTAGGTTCTACAACTAGCACTCTATTTATACCTACATTCTTATCAGGAGAAGTTTGTATGGCCAACTTTCCAATTGCTGAAGGATCATAAGATCTTTTCTCTTCATCATATGAATGTTCTGAGTTAGATCCTTTATATCCCTTCGTAGATATAGTATGCGTTTTACTAACTTCAGTTACAGGATTAAGAGTAGAATAAGGTTCAACAGTCTTCTCAGCAATAAGTTTAGATATTACACATCGTTGATTCAGTGTCATAGGTATTCTTCGTCCTGATTTAACGTATGCTCTGTATTGAGTTGCTAAGCATGAATAAAGTATTGCTGCAATAATTTCAACAGATCTAGTTCTGTATGATTTATCAGAAGCTTTTGAGGTATATGCATTGTCAGATAATAACTGTACTGCTCTTATTAACAATCCAGCTGGATCATCAGGTAGCATCATATCCTGACATACTCTCTTTGTTATAGGATCAATAAGGAATTCTTTAAAGTTTTTCAACTCTGTAATTCCATTATAACTACCCCATTGAGAGTAAATGAAATCATCATATCCCACTTCGCTGTTGAAATCTTCAAACTTGAACTGTTCTGGTTTCATTTTAGCTAATCCATTAAGAATCAATTCTGCATACGTCTTAGCTTCATATTCAAGTACTCCATCAGCAAATCTTATATACCTCTTACTTGATGTAGATTGAGGAACTCGTTTAGCATTTGGATCAAATCTCCAAGTAATATTCATTTTATCAAGAGCTTTTGTTAATCCAATCCATACTATCAATGTAGAAATAATAGGAATAAATTCCCCTGCAAGTTTACCCTCGACAAACATAGACTGTTTAGGTCCTTTAATTGAATCAAAGATCTTTTTGTATTGATCTGGTAGATTAGCTTCTATAATATCGACTATAGTTCTTCCAGTTCTATCCAATCCAGTATCTTCATCTATCAGTACAGGAGTTTTACCTTCCATTCCTATAAAGAACTCGTTACCTTTTATATCAGAAGGAATTTGATCTTCCATATTATCCTTAATATAGTCTCTAGAGAAACATAATAAACAATTATCAGACTTAAATCTGAAAAGTCTTCTTGATAATTCATCGTATTCAAGAGAAGAAATATACTTCATGTTTCCCTTGCTAGAATCTCCAGTCATAAACATATCAGAATCTCCGCTCTTCTTTATCAAGCTAAAGATTCTTTCTATAGTACCAAGAGACTTAGTGGATCTACGCTGTATAGTAATCTTATTGTAATTCGTAGTAAGGATAACAGTATCGGGTGTATCTTTGACAAGAGGATTGTAGAAGTTCTGTTTTAAGATCATAAACCTTGTTCCGTTGATTAACATAAATCGGTCATTTTGGAACTTAGGTATATCTACTCTAATTGTATGCTTCTTACCTAATTCATCTTTCAATGAAACAGTCCAGGTATCTTTGAAATCAAGTGTAGTAGATGTATCTTTGATATCTATATTTGTAATATAGAAAGGACTCTCCTGATCTTTCAACATATCGAAACATTTCACAATATCTCTCATGTATATCTCATCGATGTATGTCTTATCAAAATTAGCAAATCTAATCTTATGCATATTCTGATTGGTAGTATGCATTACACTAGATTTATCTTCTTCCTGAATTTTTACATTCGATGTATCTCTTTCAAGTATCTGTTCGATAGTTTCATTTTGAACTACTACTTTCTTTTGCTCTTCACGTAACTTCTTATCTCTTGCTGAATTAACAGGAGAATTCTTATCATTCTTCAAAGGAACTACCTTATCCTGAATTTCATCTAGTATCTCTTCAGCAATGTCAGCATCATTAATAAGAAGATCTTGAGCATCAGTCTTGATACCATCCTCGAATTCTTCCACTCCTTCTTCATCCTCATCTTCATAAGGATAATCGAAGTCTTCATCGTCATCGTCAATATACTGCCCAGTATCAGATCCAAGTGATTGATATCCTGCTATATTCTTAAATAATTTCTCATGTTTCTTATCAAGAGGATTAGATATAGGATTTCGATTTATTAATGAAGATCCAGCAGATTGTTTTTGTAAGCTCTGCTTGAATAAGTCAGGTTTAGGTTCTTCATCACCTATTGTCTTTTTTATCTCCTGATCCTGAGCCACAACAACCGCAACTTGTTTACGAAGTTTATTCTCAACTGCATTATTTACTACAGCTTTAGTAGATGCTGATACATTCTTAGTATAAGGATCAGTAGCATCCTTGACTATATTTGTTACAATTTTATCGTTTGCAGTTTCTGCTAATTCGTTCTTCTCCTCTTCAGAAAGTTTTTCTGTATAATCATCCAAATTTGCATTTATGATTCTGAATAATCCTTGTCTAAATACGCTCCAAGTCTTCATAGTTGTCTTTGCTGGATTGAACTTCAGAAACATATTCTTTGAACAAATCATCATATCTATATCTACATTCATATTACTTAAATCTCTATTTCTCAGAAATGCAAGATATATTAGATATAGAGGATTGGTTTTATTATCATTTAACTTAGCATCTTTTTTAAAGCTAAATGAATCTGCATCAATGATGATCAGCCTGTTATTCCAGTTAGGATCATCTTTCTGTTGGGTAACTTCAGGAGTTAGTTTTGTTAACACATCTACGAAATTAGACATGAACTCTTCATAGCAACGTTTAATAGAATATCTATCCATTATAGGCTTGAATGTTTCATAAATATCAGATGTAGAAAACAAAATATTTTCGATACTCTTCTGAAGTTTCTTTGTAGGATATGGTTTTAACCTAGTCTTCGATTTGATAACCACATCTCTATCCTTTTTCAATTTACCAGTATTAACTTTATATCGTTTTCCCATAAATGATCCTGCAGAAAACTGAGGATAAAAAATTTTTGTATATGAAGGAGGAATGATAAAGTGATTGGAATTAATCATCCTAATAGCAGAATCGAATGTATTAGTTAATAGATAAATTACATTTCCTTTACCATCAGGAAGTCTCACTTTTCTTGTATGAAGTTTATTGAATTCAGCGCTTGCGTACTTAACATTTTCAGAAAATGATAAATCTTTGGGATATTCTAATATATGTGATCCATATCCGATGTCTTCAAATCTCATTTCATCCATATTAAAACACTCACCTTTCTATATAGAGATTATAAATTAAGAAGCTGTACTGAAAATTATAGTATTAATGGTGCTCTTTTATTTAAACCAGGATATAATCTGATGGAACTTAATTTCATCTCTCAAAAAATATAATTAAGGAGGTAGATTAAAATGGCTGATACAACTAATAAGATTAGTGTTATTGACGAAAATGGTCTTGACGCATTGCTTGAAGCTGTTTTTTCCGCACTTAAAGGAGCTTATGTTAGTCAGAATACGTTCGAAGAGAAAGTTGCCGAAATTATTAAGAAAATTGGTGGTGGAGGGACTGGATTCATTGCTTTTGATATTAGAGAAAGTGATGGGCATCTTATTGCAACATATACCGGTGATGAAGCTCCAAATATGCATATCAATTCTGATGGGCATCTTATTGCAACATTGGAATGATTCCGTTTTTAAAAAGAACAAATTAATGTAAACTAATATATTGGTATTCTATTTTCTAATATATTAGGAAAGAAAATAAGAAAGGACGGTATTAATTTATGGCTGCTAAAGAATTAGATTTAGGACCAGTACGTGGCAGAGACGCCACAATTAACGGCCAGAGCGCAATCGAACTTGTAGGTGGTAAAAATATCGATATTACCCAGTCAGGTTCAACCGTTACCGTATCTCTTGATGGAGATGTTGACAACGGTCATTCCACAAACAAGGATAACCCTCATGAGGTTACAGCAGAACAAGTAGGAGCAGTTCCAACATCCAGAACTATTAATGGAAAATCACTTGATAAGGATATTTCATTAAGTGCATCAGATGTTGGAGCACAGAGTAAGATTACAGGAACAAAGGGTCAGGTAGTTGGATTCAATGATGATGGAAACCCAACTCCTATCTTTATGGACGATTCTATCGTAGAGACAAATCCTGATGTATTTGGATTTGAGCTTAATCTCAATGAATCAGACCCTGATTGTAAAGTTCGTTATCTTGGTGCGAATGCAAACTATGAACCTGTACACATGGATTTCACAGCAGGAGCATTCGATTATGGTGACTGGGCAGATGCATGGTTCATTAAGAATCTGAAACCATGTGTACTGAACTTTGATGGTACAGTAGCATATGAACTTAATCCAAATGATTACAGTAAGAAGAAGGATGGATCAGCATCTAACATTACTAGTGATTCTCTTGCTGGTAATGTAATGGTAGGTATTCCTACTGTTTATATCAAGATTGATACTTCTAATTCCAATAAACCTAAGTTTTATTTTGCTGCTAGTAAGATCGATGAGAACTATTTTGCATTTGCTCATACTGACGCAAATGGTAAAATTATTCCTTATCTATACAGAGCTGCATATGATGGAGCGTTAGTATCAGATAAAATTAGATCTCTTAGCGGTAAAGCTCCTACAAGATCTCAAACTGGAACTATTCAGATTACTGAATGCCGTGCTAACAATCCGAGTGGTAAAACATGTTGGGATATTGATGTACTTTCAGATCGTCAACTCCTCAGTTTACTCTTAATATTAATTGGAAAGAGTACTAATACACAGGCTGTATTTGGTAATGGTAATATGAATGGTTACTATAATAAAGCCCCTGGTTCAGGTGATCAGGGAGTACTCAATTCCGGTACTCTTGATAACAAGGGATTGTTCTTCGGATATTCAGCAGATAACCTTGCTGTTAAGGTATTTGGTATTGAAAACTTCTGGGGAAATGTATGGAAACGTACGCATGGTATGATTCTTGATAATGGAGTCTTGAAAGTCAAGATGACCAAAGGTAAGCATGATGGATCAACAGCTACTGATTATAACGAGACAGGTGAAGGATACATTGATACTACTATTCGTCTTGCTGGACAAACTGGTATTACTAATCCTGATGATCCTAGTTATTTCTACGGATATATTAACAATATGCTTGTTAATAGATTCGGACTATTCCCTAATAGTCTCAATGGAAGTTCTACTACTGACTTTTGTGATCGTTTATGGTATAGAAATAATGATAAACGTTTCGCTTTGTTCGGTGGTCGTTCGGACGATGGTTCTTACTGCGGCGCGTTCGCCTGCACCTTGGACGTTCTCGTTTCGAACTCTTACTGGGGCATTGGCGCGGC